ACCGCGAACTGGCCGAGATGCGCACTCAACGTGACGCGGCGGTGGCAGCGCGGATTGAATTGGCGAAAGACAATCTAGCGTTGATCAAAGAATTGGAAAGTATTGGAACAACAACTTTGAATGGCGTGCCAAACATGACCATGCGCGATTATTTTGCGGGGCAGGCAATGAATGGAATTATAACAGAAAGTTTCGCACGCGACGCAAGCCTGTACGTTGCAGCTATGGCTTATGAAATAGCGGACGAAATGATTGTGGAACGCAACAGGGAGGCCGCCAAATGATGCCCGCACCTCGTAAGTATGCAAACCAGACCGTGCGTCAGGCGTATAAGATGGCGGTGGTTCAGGGTGTGATGCACACTGGTAATAAAATTGCGACCATGCGTGGTGTGCGTAAAATTCATAAGATCACTCTCCGTGAAATTGTTGCGGTTACGTCAAAGGTGGTGCGCGACTTTATGGCAGAGGACGCGGGAGTAAACCAATGAGCAAAAAGAAAAAAGTCAAAGATGGTGGCCCAGCATATCCATTTCGTGACGAGGAAGGAGGATTTGGTCAGATTACCGGCATGAGTGTGCGGCAAGCCTACAAGATGGCGATAGTGCAGGGTCTGTTGGCGCGTGAGAACGATTTCGGTTATGATATTGTTGGTCATGTGGCGAGGATCGCAGATCTCTTGATTGAAGAGGATGAGGAGGCCGCCAAATGATCGCGCTCGCATCCATAATTTTAGCTGGTGCGGTCATCGTTGGCGTGGCATGGGCCGCGCTGATCGTCATCTGGTACGGTAAACAGATCGATGACGACATCAACTCAGATGGCACCTAGAACGCCATCCTAAGCGATTTGCGGGGTTTTGACTTTCCGCGAGTACCACCAGCCCAATCTTCAACGGTTGGGCTTTTTTATGCACCCAAACTTCCGTGCCTTTTTATTTGTTTGATGGTGACCCCGTCGCCTAAAAGCGAGAGGGGGAACCTTACCCTCTCCTTTAGGAGAGGCAGCCCCCACACATAGCCCCCTAAATCACCCTATCGTCACCCTATCGTCATCCTTTTTTCTGGTTAACGTGACTTACCAAGGCATTGAAGTTCTCAACTATAATATCATTAGCAGATTGCAGACTCCTGCACTTCGCTAAGTTTTCCTTGCAGATCTTGCGCAGTTCCGCGATCTCGGAAGCCACCCTAGCCCTAAATTGGCCGTCATCTTCGGTTGGAATGTACTCGGCACCGGACCACTTCCGGGTGCGGCTGTTGAACACCAGGTGGCCCTTGTTTCTGAGGTAGTGAAAGGTGCGTGCGGTCTGCTCAATGGACTGGCCGGTGACCTCCGCAATGTGTGCTAGCACTTCGGATCGAATGAACACGCGGTCGTGTCCAAGCGGTGGCATGAACCTAAATTTGTCAGACTTCACTTGATTGGCCTCGCGGTGAACATTGCAGGTGGGGCGTACTCCCAGCAGATGCCGGTCGTGCTGTGCCTAAGCCGAGCAACGCTGGTCGGGTTGCCCATCGCGTCGATCATGCCGCTGCGCTTGCCGCGCTTGGTTAAGGTGAAGCTGTAGACCTGCTCGTCAGATTCGCGCTGTAGCACCGCAACCTCGCGTGACCAGTTCGTCAGGTCCGCTGAACCTGCGCCGGCGTAGGCCAGATCCGAGGTGGTTCCCTTGGCCTGCTCTCCCTTGTGGGGCTTGGGCATATGGTGCAGCCACACCCAGCAGCAGCCCGTCTCCTGTAGCACAGGATTGAGCTGGTTGCGGAGGAAGCTGCTCATAAAACTCTGCTCGGAGATGTCGTCGCCGGCGTAACTCAACAGCGGGTCCACGATGATCACATCTGCGCGATGCTTGGTTATGATTGATCGTGCCAGCTTGATAAACTCCGAGCCGGTCTTCACGGTCTCGTCAAAGAAACGAACATTCTCGTCGAGCGTGACTATATCTGCGCCGCCCAGCCTCATCCCGGCAATCACGCCCTTGAGCGCCTCTGCCATATCTCCGGTGTCGTTCTCTGCCTGCACCATTGCAACGCGCAAAGGTCTGATCGGTTTGATCCCAAAAAATGGTTTGCCGAGCGCGATGGTCAGACCTAGCTGCATCGCAAACGACGACTTTCCCACACCGGACTGTCCGACGATGGTCATCGATCCGCCGCGGCAGAGCCAGCGATTGCCCAGCACGTTGTTCGGATCGTTGTCGGTATTGTAGGCGATGAGGTCAGATGGCTTGGTTGGTTCCGCGAGTTCGTTTTGATCACGCCAGTCAATCCACTCCTGCCACGTTGGTTGGCCAATGTTAAGTGCGATCAGGGTCTGCTCGGCGCCGCCACGCATGATGCCTGGCAGGCGCGAGAATCTGGACGGGTTCTTATTCTTGGGATCTGGCGCAACGTCCGCTAAATAATCATAGACGGCGTCGCGTCGTTGCTCCCACTCGCCGGCGTCGGTGGCGTCAACGCGCACCCAAGCATGGACTGACTTGCCACCAGAGTCGATGACCGCTGAGACCGGAAGCTGACAGCGCGTAATGATGTCGATCTGCTCGGCCTTGGGTCTGGAATCAAATTCAATTAGGACGTGACGGTACGCGCTGACGTTCTTGTCCGAGCCGGTGAATAGGTCGGGCTTGGTGGGATTGATGCGTATCCATGCGCCTTGGTTCGTGTTCGTCCACATCTGGTCAGGGAAGAACGTGAGCCAGCGCGAGAGCGGCATGAACGTGCCGTTGCTGGCGGGGTTGTACTTGTCGTGCTCAAGGTCGTAGGTCGCGTCGTTTGTGATACAGATCCAGTCGTCCGGTGCGAAGATTGTGGTCAAGAACTTCTTGGTCGCGTCGAAGCCAGTTTCCTTGGCCGTCGAAATGGTTACATTCTGGAACCGATTGATGACGAACTTGCCGCTCGGTGACACGCAACTCTTGACGCTGGACGCCGGCGTAAAGTTGGACGCCATTAGATGGCCGCGGGGCTTATCGTGTGTGGTCTTCTCGGCCTGGTCAACCTTGTGAATGAGTTCGCGCTCAGACCAAGGTGGAGTGCAGCGCAGATTAAATTCTGTGAGCAGCGTGAGTGCGTCTGATCTAGGCAGAGAAAAACCGTGGACCAGTGCGGTTGCCACGGTGAAGGTTGCGTTATGTCCGCTAGAGCCAGAGATGGCCGGCGGACACGATGCCAGATAGAGTCTGGCGCGTTCGATTGTTGTCATGGAGTGAGCGGAGGGTTCAGTTCCGCGTGATATCTTCTTTAAGTTCTGGGTGGCCGTGTTCGATTAAGTCAACGATGGTTTGCGAGATAAACATTGCCTCGTCGATAGTAAGTGCGCGTCCGCATGAGTTTTCGTGTGAGAGCACAAGCGCGATGGCTGCGCGTCCGATGAGTTGATCTTTTTTGTCTTCTGGCTTTTGCATTTAAAGATGTGGTCGTGGTTGTTGCGGTACGCTTTTGAGAAGCAGTTGCGTGGTGAGTCTCCCTTTCCGTTCATGATAACTTGAGGAGTGCGCGGCGGACGAGGCAGTAGATTTTCAGCCCAAGGCTCGGCCAGAAAAGAATGTGGACATTGGGTCCGATGATGACCGGCTGCTCTGCCCAGCCAACGCGGACGCGGACAGGTTTGCCGTCGGTGCGCGTGACGTGGTCGATGGTCACCGTGCCAGTCTTGGCCGGCGTGGTCGTGGACCAGTTGCCGATGTCGATGTCGACGCGCTCCCAGTTACCGCCGCCGCGGGTGATGGTGCAGTCGCGCAGTGTTACGTTGTTTGATCCGCCCTTAATTGTGAACCCGTACTTCTTCCCGGCGCCCACCTTGCACCACTGGAAGTCAATGTACTTCGAGTAGCGCATGATGTCCACGCCGTCCTCGCGGTTGCCGCCGTCAGGATTAATCGTGCAGTCGCGCACCGTGATGTTGCTCGATCCGCTGACCTTAAAGATGTCGTCGTAGTCTGCTGGGTTTGGTGGCGAGACAACGAGGTCGGAATATTCTTTCAGAAATAAATCTGAGACGATGAAGTAATTATTGTCCGGTTTCATGTTTATATAATTTGTGTTTGCGGTTAACTATCTTGGAGACGAAAGCCTTTGAGCGGTGGTAGCGGATGCTGATCTGCTGGATGGTTAATTTTTTATCGTAGTACAGCTTGTAAATTGCGTCGTGCTCTTTCTGGTCTGGGTGGCTCCCCTGAACTTTTAGGTCGAGGTCGATCTCGTCCTTGTACTTGTTCATGAGGAACTCGAAGGTCCTCATGCAATTCGATTCCGGTGAGTCGCTCATTTCTTTTTGGGCCTCCCGCCCTTTGCGCCGTTAATGCGCGACTGACGGGCTTTCTTCTTGGTTTTGATCGCACCGAGCATGGCAGCCGGGTTGACGATCATAACTTCTGAGCAGTGGGGGCAGCGTAAGATCATGGATGAATTTTGTAGCCAAGTTTTTTGTAGGTTTTTATGCGAGATAGAAATTGAAAGTGTGCGAGCGATGCGCCGCGGTCCTTGAAGTCGTGGACGGTGCCGAAATCTTTGTCAGCGTGTGGCCTCATGACGCGACCGGTACGCTGCTCAATTTTTCCTGCTGACCTTCCACCTGATGCGAGTATGAGCACAGCAGCGCGTGGTACGTCAAGACCTTCGTCAGCTAGACTGGTGGCAATCATGCAGCGCAAGGTGCCGTCCCGGAATGCGTCGATGGTGGCCCTGCGCTTCTTCTTGGGTATCTTGGCGTGGACGAGCGTGGAATCGTGGATCGCAAGCTGGAGAAATTCTCCATGCTCTACGGTGGAGACCAAGACCAGCACAGACTGGCGGCAATCATTGGCCAACTTTGCTATCGTGTAGTTGCGCTTGTGATTGTTGCGGATCGCCTCAGCGGTGAACTGCCAACGGGCGCGGCTTTGGTGCGTGTCGATTGGTATCATTGGGTAACGCCTGCAACGACGCATCGTCTCGATCACGGTCTGGTCGTTGATTGAGTAATCGAACTGACCAGGCTCATCTAGGTCGTGGACGTAGACCTCGCCGGCAGTGATCGATCCACCGTCGAGAACCTCCTGACGCGGGATGGTGACAAAGTTATTCTCGCCAAAGAATTTCTTGAGTGTGGCATTGCGCTCTGGGTCGTCACCGAAGGGGGTGGCGGAGAAGCCCCAGATGACCGCGTTTGAGTCGGTGACAATCTGTAACCATGTGGCCGCCGGGAGGTGGTGGCACTCGTCAACGATGATAACGTGCGCAGATGAACAGTCGGGCTGGGCTGCCACGCAGTGCGCCTCGATCTTAACTCCAAACTTATCTGCCGCATCCAGAGCCTGCTGGACCTGCTCACGGGTATTGGCCAGCCAGACGATGCGAGCCTGATCGGTGAACGCTGCCGGCGAGTCTGACTGCATTCCGCTCTTGATAGCAGCCGCGGCGATGATGGTCTTGCCTGATCCCGCTGGAGCGATAACGAACGCTCTGGCGCGGCCTATGCAGAAATCTACTGCGCGGACTTGGTATGGTCTAAGATTCATTTACTACTTAGGGGGAGTAAATTTACTCAGTACGCTGAGTAGTTGAATCAGTTGGCTCGTTAATTATCTTGGTGAAGTCCGCATTCCTACCTAACTCCGCGTGCCAAGTTTTTTCTGGCATCACCCGATACTCCGCAATGTGAGATGGGTTTGGTCGCACAAAACTATCGTCGCGCCACAGAATACGATTGTTAGGCTGCGCTGCGATCTGACCAGAGCCGTCATCCAACAAAAGCATATGGTAACATTTATGCTCTGGAGGATACTGGGAATATCCATTGTCCGTATGATCCAACGTAAACCAATAACTCGCTGGAATCATCTCTCCGTCACGGTTTTTGTACTGGCAGCCCATCTCGCGCAGATATTCGTATTGCGTGACGCAAAAATCCCAGCCGTGACAGTCCCAACTCTGTAGCTGAGGCAGATCATGGATGCGATCCGTAGTCGGTTTCTCATGGCGCAACTTGTGTAGCGGTATCCTGGCCCACTGTGCGCCAGACTCGCACAGAATCGAGAAGTGCAAAGCGCGTGAAGGAATCGATGTGACGCCAAATATTACGCACCGCTCGTACCAGCGCGTGTCTTCGGTTACACCGCGCAAGATGCCTTGATCGACGAGACCGTAGGTGTGTTGTGGTATGGATTTATTCATGGCTGTTTATAGTTCAATTCAGCTTGATCTGCCGCATACCCCAGGCCATGCCCAAAGTCGCGCAATCTTTCGTCTTTTAATAATTCAGCCGCGGTCATGCTCCCGGCGTAGCGATAGCTCGGGAACTCTCCAATCATAAGGGCGAACAGATCCACATTTGGTTTCTTCCAGCGCACCGCCAGCAGCCGGCCAGATGCGTACCGCGTTGTCTTAACGTCAACCTCCTCACCACTGTGCAGCACGCAATCGGCGGCGGGGTGAACATTAATTTCAAGGTCGGGATAGACATTGTGAATCTTGCAGAATGCGATCTCTGCCGCGATGCCATTAAGATCGGTTAGTTCGCCAGACTGGCCGCCCATTTTGCGGTCCTGGGTGTTGCTGGCGCGATTAGCATCGCTGCGACCCTTAGCCAAAAACTTAGCGAGCCGTTGCTCCGCTTCGTTAAGTGTGATCGTCATTGGGTTTTAAAATTAGTGCGCGTTGAACAGTCGCGCCCCTGCATGGCCGACAATTAGAACGGTGCGACTGCTGACTTTTGGAAGCGACGAACGCGCAAGGTTTTTTTGGCTTCGCCGTCTTTCATGTAGGTTTCCTCCTCAAGTTTAATGTCGAGGGACTGACCCTTAAACTTAGCGAGGAAATCATTGAAGACCTCTCGCTTGCTGAAGTCCAGTTGCTCGCCATCTGCGATCTGAACATTAGGACAGGCCGACAGCAACTGATTCACGCGCCACCATGTGGTTTCACGGTTCAGAATATTGTCGGATGCCACGCTGCCGTCCGCGGCGCGGAAGACGAGCTTGACGATTGAGTCACCCTTTGGGGTGAGCGATGCTTCCACGGAAGAAATCTCCACGGAATAGGTGCCTGGCTTGTCGAAGGATTTCGACTCGGCTGATTTGCGATCTACGGTAAACATATGTTTTATGGGTTTGATTTTGTCGCCCAACGGGGCAACGAAATTGTTGTAATGTTCTGCGAGTAGGCAGGCCACGATTGGAACTGAGTGCATGACTTGAACATTTCAAGTAGCGTGATGCGGTCGGACTCCGCCAAGATTAAGTCAGCGGCGCCTAGCTCGTAAACTGCCACAGCATAGGGGGCTGCTTTTTCTACAGCAATCATTTTGAACGTCGCGTCCTTGATGCCAACCAGACCGGCCAGCGCGATGTAGTGCGCTGCTTGGATGTGGTAGCGATAGTTGGCGACCGATTTAGCGAAGCCCTCTGGACTCGCGTCCTCGGTGGTCTTAAGGTCCACGATGGTGTTGCCGTCGAGCCAGTCGAACCGGCCCTTCATCATGACCTTGGTCTGTGGGCAGACCGCAAAAACGGAGATCTCCGAGCCACCCTTGGCCAAAAGTTTACCCGCGGCCTGGTGCTTCCTGACCGAGTCACGCATGGCCACGATCTGTTCGTGTTCGTCCAGCGATAAAATTTCCTTGCCATCATTCTCACCCTTGAACTGCTCCCAGATGCTTTTCCCTTCCTTGGTACGCTTGTCTACCAGCGGAGCAATCACAGTCACGGAATTAAACGTGTCTGGCTCAAGGACGGCCAAGTGCGTAAGCGTACCGATACGCATGGCAGGCGTCTGCTGACGATCTTCTTTTAGCCACGCTTGGAAGTGCGCAGGTGAACGTCGGAACTGGTCGAGACCGGACTTAGATATAGACGGATCGCGGTGGTATTCCCACGCCGGCATATTGGGTATGATTTGGCCTGCTGGGTTCATGCTGATGCCCTCGCTTGTACTGCCTCGATAAAGGCACGAGGAGCTGCTAAGATGCGGTCCGCCATATCAGGCGCCACGTCACGGTAGGTCTGGCCCACTTGAATGTAGGTGCGAGCGACTAGGAACGCATTCGCATCAGCCTCTAGCTCTGGCGTGATGATGCTGTCCAACTTTGCCGGCTCGGGCTTCACTACTTCTGGTTTGACCGTCTTAACCTCTGGAGCGGCCGAGAAGTCCTGTACCTCCTCTGGTGTGTAGACACCGAAAACAATCTCGGGGGCGAGCAGGCGCACAGCCTCACTAATCACGCGAGCCGTGAGCATCTGACGCGGAAACTTGCGCCAGTTATCCTTGAGCTTTCCGTCGCGACTTGTCGCCACGCCATTGGCCACGAAGTCGGCCTGTAGTACGGTAAACGGAAGTTTGTTTCCGTTGTGACTGAACACCGCGGTGACCTCCTTATCAGTGCGAACCTGCCACTCGACACGTCCACCTGACATCTGGAACTTGGCCAGCATGGCGTCTGCACGCATTGCGAGGCGTCCGTCTATCAAATGGTAGGTCTTAGCTAATTCAAGCGGAGGCTTGCGCTCTGCCAAGCACTGGAGAGCCAGCACCTGACCTTGTTCAAGTTTTGTGCATCCGAATAAACCTGACGACGCAATCATCTCACCCAACTGCTTAACGGCAGCCAGTGGATCTGACATTCTTGTGTAAACGTCCGCATCGTTTGACGCGACGGCGAGAAGGGCATTGCTGCCCGTAGTATATGTTTGTTGTTGTTGCATGGGAAATTGTCGTGTATAAGAACCTCGTTTCATGGGGTTCATTGGGGCTGGCGGCTCAGTTACTGGGTGCCAGCCCCTTCTCTTGTGCGTAATCTAAAATGAGCAGCGCATCAGCGGTGGCGAGCGTGACCTTCTGCGATGGGAAGCGACGGATAGCCTCGCTCTTCAATTTGTTTTTCCACTCGGTGGTGCCGCTGCAATCTTTTTTTGTGCCGAGTCTAAAGTGTTTCTGCCAATCGTGTGGGCGGACGCGGACGATGCGAACTCCCTTAGCCGCAAGCACCCCCTCGACGTAGCCGACGTTAAAAAATAAAACTGCCGTGGTGCTGCTTGGAATCATTTTGCCAACGAACTTTGGCACGTCCTCGATCCACGCCACTGGGTTGACCGTACCGGCAATGAGTAGGCCAAAGAATTCTACTAGCTCGGGCTGCGCTTCTGGCATGGGACAGGTGCCAAGCTGGCCGTCCTTGTCCCAAGCGATGCCGCCCGATACGCCGGGGTCGATGGCAATCGTTATTTTCATTTCATCAGACCCAATGCCTTTTTAGAGTAGCGGTCGAGATTTTTCTTTGTTGTGCCTGTTGCACGCATGGCGGCGGGTCCGCCATTATGCGTCCTAAAAAGGACGTTGCAGTCACCAGCAGCCCAAGCCTTCGGTGCTTTTATGGCAAGATACGCAGAGACCACCTTGCGCGAGAATGCTAGGTCAGCACACTGTGAGTAGTCGCCCTTGACTTTGGAGTCCTTGAAGTAGGCGAGGTGAATCTGGTACGGCCCCAAGGCCCGTGGCTGGGAATTGACGTAATCGCCCTTGATGGCGCCAAGTGCGCCGCCAGTTTCAATTTGATGCAATGCACCCCAGAACTTTTCTGGTGGTGCGGCGTGAACGGTCACCGCAATTGCTAAAGATAAAAATAAAGATTTCATATTTTCATTTTGTTATCCAAATCGTAAACAAAATCGTTCGCCACACGAAAGAGTGCCGCGATTTCTCTGTCGGTCAGTTCCCTTTTTTGGGTGGTTTTAAGATAAGCATCAAAAGCATCTATGAGAGCTTTGTTTAATTCGCCTTGATAATCGGTGTTGTCCATGACGCAAACATGGCTCCGCCCAAAACACATGTCAACAACTATCTTAACGCTGGGTTATTTAAGCCGTACCGCGGATCTCGAACTCGATGACGTCCTGACCATCCTTGCGGTTACGGATCGGCGTGATTTCAAACTCGATCCAGCCCAGTGACGCCGGCGACCGACCAGCGTCCACATTATAGGACACCTTGTTATTCTCGTAAGCCTTTAGAAATGAGCCTGTTCTGCCTAGCCAAGGAGTGCGCTCTTTAATGCAAAGTTCTGCGTTCTTGCCGGTGCTGGATAACTTTAACCTGGGCGTGCTGGGTAGACACCCCTTGCCGTGAGTGTGGCCCATCAAGTAAATGTCCG